CGGGTCCGATCGGCGTTCCACCGAAGACGGAAGTGTAGGACACGGTCAGGCCTCCCGCCGCTGGGCGTTGCGGTCGATGATCTTCTGCGCGTCCTCGGCCGCGAGCAGGCCCACCGCCTCGTCGTAGTAGGACTTCCAGGTCGCGATGCGCTCGTCGTTCTTTAGGAACGGCGTGGCCTCAAGGAGCGAGCCGTAGAGCAGCGCCTGGGGCGCGTACTCGGTCAGCCAATTCGTCTGCAGATCGTCGCCCAGCAGAGGCGGCAGCGCATAGTAGAGCACCTCGAACGGGTAGGCCCGGTCGGGCGTCGGGCTGATCAGCCAGTGCTGGTAGTTATAGTCGGCGTAGAACTTCGGCACGCCGCGCTGCGTCTCGTCCGGCCAGAAGTTCCGGCAGTACTCGTAGGAACGGCCGAAAATCGGCGTGCGCTCGTTGAAGGTGGCGCCGTTGCCGAAGTTGAAGGAGATCGTGTCGCGCCACCGATCGGGCTTGGCGTAGACCGACGTGCCGGCCGCCATGGTGGTGGTGACGACTTCGGTCGTGCCCTGGATCTTCAGCTGACGCGCAAGGCGCCGCTCGCAGAACCCGATGAAGGTCGGGATCTCGTTGTGGACGGTCGGGTCGCTCGCCTCGGTCAGGCCGCGCTCGAGGTAGCGGGCGATGTCCGCCTTGAGCGAGGCGTAGGTCATGGCGGTTGCCATTACGACAACTCCTCGGGCACTCGCCCACGCACGCGGGCACCCGGCAGCCTACCATCGGCGGTCTGGATTGGGTAGCGCCGAGAGAGGGTGCCGGGCCCCGGCATCAGGCGACCTGGCCGCCGACGGCCTTCAGGCCGATCTCGCCCGCCTCGGTGACGCGGCGGGTCCAGCCCTTGCCGAAGGTGCCGAAGGTGGGGAGGGCCTCCAGGAAGTGCTGGCGGTTGCGCTGGAAGGTGGCGATGAGGGTAGCGGGATCCTGCGCGTTCACCGCGGCCAGGGTCTTCGGGCCGATTGACCCGTCGGGCGTCGCGCCCACGGCGGCCTGGAGCATGCGAGCCGCCCGGCCGGGGCCGCTATTCACCGCCATGTCGAACACGACGTAGTCGACGCCGGAGGGCAGCTCGTCGCCGCGCACGGCGTCCCAGAAGCGAGCCTTGTAGATCGTCCGCAGGTGCTCGGCGGGAATGGCCCGCAGCTCGTCCTTCGTGGCCTGGCGGCCAAGCCAGTCGGAGTAGGTCTTGAGGGTGACGCCCTTCATGGTGGCGCCGCCTGGGTCGGCCGGGTGGTCGGCCCAGCCGCCCTCGTGCTTTAGGACGTGAGCGAGGCTGGCCTCGAAGTTCTGCTTCACTTGCTGTCCTTCAGAACCTGATTGAGCTGCTGGGTTTTCTCGCGAGATCCGGCAGAGGAGCCGAAGTAGTAGCTGATGATCGCGCCCCAGGCGGTGCCGAGCGTGCCCAGCATCACGAGCATCGCCTCGCCGCCGTTGGCGGGTAGCCCGTTGGCGATCATCCAGGAGAGGACGCCGAAGAAGCCGAACGTGACCGCCGCCGCCAGGGCGCGCGGGGTCCAGTCGTTGGTCTTCACCTCGCGGTCGCGGGCGCTGTCGCGATCAGCGGCGTCGATGCGCTGGATGTCGATCTCCAGCTCGCGCATCCGCACCGTGAAGTCCTGCTCGGCCTGCTTCAGCGCGAGCAGCTGCTCTGGCGTGGCGTTCTTCGCGGCCTCGGCCAGCTCGGCTTCGGTGCCGTCCGGCTTGCCCAACAGGGCCTCGGAAATGGCGCGCGTGGCCATGCCGGCGAGCGGGCCGCCGACGGCCGTGGCGATGGACGGTGCAACCGTCTTAACGAGGTTGAGGAGCTGGTCCATTCCGGGCCTCCAGGAGGGCTAGGCGGCGCTCCAGCTCAACGATTGCGCGAGTGAGATCAGCGCGGATGGCGGCGCGGGCCGCAGCGGCATCAGCGGCCATCTCCAGCCGGCCGCGTTCAATCCCGGCCATGCTGCGCTCGCGATCGAGCGTCATGTTGCCGCGGGCGATGGCTGCGTCGCGCTCAACCTGCTCGATCCGGTTCGACAGCTGCTCGCGGATCTGAGCCATGTCGATCGTCGTGCCTTGCGGCGGGATCGCCCGGTTGTCCTGCGTCACGACGACCGCGACGCGGGACTTGAGGATGGTGATCTCTTGGTTCACCGACGACAGGGACGTCATCAGGTACACGACGCAGGAGAAGAGGATCGGGACGGCGGCGAAGACGACCTTCTCGATCAACGCGCCCTTCGACGCGTTGGCCGCCATCTGCTCCGACATCTGCGCCTGCTTGGCGGCATCTGACATGGATCAGCCCTTATCCACCTTGCGATCCAGGCGATCGAAGATGGCCTTGAGCATCTCCTTCAGATCCTGGATGTCGGTCTTGTAGTCGTCCTTGCTGACGTACTTCGTGTGCAGCACGCGCTCGAGCGTCTTCACGTCGCTCTGGAGCGAGTTCACGCTATCCCAGACGACCTTGAGAACCCACCCAATGGCAGCGCCGCCGACCCCGACAATGATGTTGTAGAGGTCTTGGGACATTTACGCAGGAACCCACGGCAGGGGCGGCGCGACGACCGGCGGGTTGATCTGGGCAGCGATGGCATTGGCGAGCGCCGCTTCCATCTGCGTGATCTGCTCGGCGCCGAGAGCGGCCTGCACCCAGCCGACCACCTGCGCCTGCGTCAGATCGGCGTAGTTGATGAACGGCGCAGAGGAGTTGTGGCTCAGGCCAACGCTGCCGTAGCCGCTGACGTTGTACTCGCCATCCACGGCGGTGAGGCGCCAGTGAACGGTAAACACGACGTTCGCGTGGCCATCCCGCTCGGGATAGCACTCAAGACGATCAACGCTCCAGGTATAGGTGGGCATGACTTAGCCTTTCACGATGTTGACGAGGCGAGACCCAGCCTCGTTTGCGATGAACTCATGGGGGTCGTTGGGGTGCCAGTCCAGTACGTCCCCAGCTTTTACTTCGCGCTGCCAGCCAGCCCCATGCGCCAGGAACGCACCCCTCGCCACGACGCTGATGTGGACATCCGCCTCGGTGTGCGTGTGCATGAGCAGCACGTCGCCAGCTTCGGGGAAATCGTAGATCACCCCCGAGAGCCGTCCGAGCATGAAGGGCTTGGTCTGAAGCATCAGATCACCGCAGGCCCACCGCCTTCAGGCGGCACGACAGGCTCAGGAGGCGGCGGCTGAGGAACGGGCAGGATTTCGCCGTCAGCCCAGTAGAACTGATCGGCTACCACGTCGTCAGCGCACGGCGCCCAGAACAGCGGCGGCGCTACAGGGAAGGTGTCCTGCTCGACTTCAGCCACACGGTCGCCAAGGACGTTGCCCTCAGCGTCGAGAACCTTTTCGTTGGGGGAGATAAGAGCTTGCATGATCAGCCCACCCACTGAATGTAGACGATGCCGCCGTGGGCGCCGGATGCGTTGCTAAAAGGAGCACCACCATTCCCACCCGCCCCAGCAGGGAAGCTTGAAGATGTAGACCAAGCAGCGGGGGCAGTGCCTCCAGATCGAAAACTTGATCCACCAAAAGGAGAGATATACGCCGCCCTAGAATTTAAGTTTCGCAGAGTACCACCAGAGCCGGACCCATTGGCCCCGCCCGGTCCACCGCCGCCAGCGCCTCCGGTGGCGGACATCAGGGCGCCAAACGAACTAGTGCCACCGCTAGTACCGCTCTGTGATCCCGAAACCCCGCCGGTCCCGCCGCCTCCAATTGTTATTGTGTATGTTGTTCCAGGCGTTACGGTCACCGTGCCAACCGCAGCCCCGCCAAATCCGCCCGGGGGGTTATCTCCGGCGCAACTGGAATTTACGCCCCCTTGGCCGCCACCGCCACCGCCGATAACGACAGCGTACACGCGCGTGACGCCGGTAGGTGCAGTCCATGAGCCACTTGCCGTGAAAAGCTGCTCCTGAAGCTGCGGGGCGGTCGCGGCGCCCGGGGTCTGCCACGACGGAGCAGCGCCGGAGCCGTTCGAGGTCAGAACCTGACCGGAGGTGCCGTAGTTCGTGCCGCCAATGCCGATCTGGCCTGCGGAGCCGACGACAAGGCGCTGCGCGCCGTTGGTGTGGAACACCATGCTGCTGGCGCCGTTGGAGTAAAGCAGCAGATTTCCAGTATTGTTGACAATAGCTCCGTTAGACCCGTCGTGGTTCAGGGATACGAACGCCGACGCGCTATTAGAGAAATAAGAAGTCGAGCCTCGCGCATCTAGCCTGCCCAGAGGCGCCGACGTGCCGATGCCGACATCGCCAGCAGCGGTGATCCGCATGCGCTCGGTGTCGCTGGTCGTGGTCGTGATCGCGATGAACCCGCTATCTAGGTTCTTCAGGAACAGACTGCCTTGGAACTGCCCCAAGAAAGCGTTCTGCGTTCCCGACCCAGCACGGCAAAGCTGAATGTTCGCACCGTCTACGTTGCCGCCATTGATAGCAGCGAACGAGCCGCCGCTGCCTGTTGCGCGAACAGACGGGCTGACATCCAGTCGCGCGGTAGGAGACGCCGTACCAATACCGACATTGCCGGTGTTATCGATGCGCATCCGCTCGATAGGCGTATTTGAGCCATCAGGCGTGGTCGAGAAGACAAGACGGCCCGGCATGTCGTTGGTGCCGGGAGTGCCGTCTACTTCGCCGGTAATCGCCGCGCCAAAGATATATGATGTGCCGTCAGCACCAATAAAACCGATTTGTCCAATTGCATCGCCGGACAGCACCGCTGCGTTCGTGCCAACGGTAGCAGACCGCGACTTAACCAACTTAAACAGCGGCCCAGGCGAGTCTGCCGAAAACCTCATAGCGTCGATAAATCCAGCCACTGCCGCAGTCTGGATACCAGCCGTCGAACCGGCGACAGAAATCCCCGAAGACAAGCCCACAAGAACGCGGCCTGCTTCGGTGATCCTCATACGTTCGGTGTTATTGGTCCAAAAGATGCTCGGCTGGGCAGTAAAGTTGCGAATGTGAAACGCGCCCGCATTCTCTTGGTAAATGGCCCCATGACTTACGCCGCTGCGGAGCCACGCGACGGCGTTGTTTTGCGTGCCTGTGGCGTTGAGGGCTACCAGCGGGTCAGCAGATGCGTTTGTGACCGTCAGCGGAGAGCCGGGCGCCGACGTGCCGATGCCGACGTTGCCTGCACTTGTAATCCACATGCGCCCCGTAGGCACCGAAGCCCCGTCAGCCGTGGTGCTGAACACCAAGCGGCCCGGCATGTCGTTGGTGCCGGGGGTGCCGTCTACGGCGGCAGAAATGGAGGCACCGTTGATGAGGTTGGTGCCATCCGCCCCTTGGAAGGAGATCAAGCCTAGGGTATCGCCCGATGCAACAGCATCGACAGCGCCAAGCGTCGCGCCGCGAGTTTTGCCAAACATAAGGTCGGGAGCGATTGCATTCGCGGAGTTACGCGTAACAGACAGCCTGCCGCCCGTGACCTGCTCAATCTGCACAGCGGGAGTGACAGTGCCGCCGGTAAAGGTCGTGCGCGGCGTAGTGAGGCCTGCGAGAACCACACCATCCGCATTCACCACAAACGGCGTCGCATCCGGGTTCGTGCTGTCCTCGATCACCAGAGCGTTGCCGGTGCCGGTCTGCGTGATGCGAACGGCGTCCTGGGACGTAGCGTCAACGACGTTCAGGCGTGCGGTGGGGGCAGTGACGCCAATGCCCACGTTGCCCGACGCATCAAGGCGCATTGCCTCAACGCCGCCTTCGGTGAAGGCGATGGTGTCGGCAGCAGGCGAGTAGATGCCGGTATTCGTGTCGCCGGAGAACGTGATGCCGGGCGCAGAGACGGTACCGACCGTGAACACGCCGGTGGTGCTTGCGGTGCTGGCAATCGCGCGGACGACGCCGCCGCTGTCCTTGTAGAACAGGAGGCCGTCGGTGGTGTTGATCGCGAGTTCGCCATCAGCGAGGTTGCCAGCAGACGGGGCGGCAGAGGCCGTCGTCGTGCGGTAAAGCTGGATGGGAGTGAAGCCAGACTGCGCCATCAGAAAGTGCCTCCGTCAATGCCGGACCACGTTGGTGCCCCAGCACCGTTAGATCTTAGAACCTGCCCGGAAACCCCCGCAGCAGTAAAGGCGTAGGCCGAGCCCGTTCCGTATGCAGCGCCGCCCGCCGTCGGCGTCGCAGTCGAGTTTGTACCACCATTCGCGACCGGAAGCGTCCCCGAAACGTGGGTCGTGAGGCCAATTTTGCCCCAGGCCGGATCCGCTCCGACGCCGCCGCTGATCAGGGCGTTGCCTGCGGCGACATCTGCGAGCGCCGCCAGCGTGGTGGACGAGGACGCGTAGATTAGGTCGCCCTGCGTGAAGCTGCCGAGGCCCGTGCCGCCCCGGACTGCGCTCAGAATGCCAGACGTGACCTGGCTGGCGGCAATCGCGATGGACGTGTTGCTCGCGGAGGTGATCTGGCCGCGCACGTCGACCGCGATCGTCGGGACGGAGGAGGCGGTGCCGTAGCTCGCGGCCGTCACGCCGGTGCTGGTGATGCTGAACTGGGTGCCCGTCAGCGTCAGGCCAGCGCCGGCCGTGTAAGTGCCCGGGCCCGCGAACTGGACGAAGGTGATCGGGGTGGTGCCGATCGTGATCGGGAGCGGCGTCGTGACGACCCAGGCGGTGCCGCCGTTCTGGGTGCCGCTGCTGACGAAGATGTAGTCGCCAGGCCCCAGCTGGTCGGCGCCGGTGCCCACGTTGTTCATGTCGACGGCGCGGGTGAGAACCCAATTCGTCGAGCCAGAGCCCAGGGTCGTGACGGTGTACACGCCGTTCTGAGCTGCGGACGACTGGTTCTTCACCAGGATCCGGTCGTTCAGCAGGGCCGTGTAGCCGTCGACCGCGAAGGCAGCCTGAGCGCCAGCATTCGTGAGCGTCGCGCCCACGCCGCCCGTGCCGTTGTTGTAGGTCGCCGTCAGGTTCGCCGTCGTGGCAGCTGCGGCGGGCGCGTGGACGTTCAGCCCCTCAACCGCGGCGTCGACGTACTGCTTCGTCGCGGCGTCGAGCGGGTTGACCGGGTTCTGCGTCAGCGTGAGCGTCGTCAGGCCCGAGATCGTGCTGGTCGTGCCGCCGAGGGCGATGGCCGTGCCGCCGATGGTCACACTGCTGTTCTGCAGGTCGGCATTCGGGATGGCGGTGACGCCGGTGAAGGCGCTGGTCCCGTTGCCCTTCGCGTAGCCAGTCAGGGTGGCCACACCCGTGCCACCTCGAGCCACCGGCAGGGTGCCGCTGGTTACGGCAGCCGCGCTGATCGCCACCGCAGCATTGGCAGCAGCCGTGAGACGTCCCTGCGCGTCGACCGTAAAGGTGCCGACCTGGGAGGCAGAGCCGTAGGCGCCTGGCGTCACCGCAGTGTTGGCCAGGGAGATCGTGCGGTTCGCAGAAAGGTCGCCACCGCCCGTCAGGCCTGTGCCAGCAGAGATCGTGGTGGAGATCGAGGCCGCGTCGGTGATGCCGTATCCGGCAAGCGTGGTGGGCCTGCCAGTGATTGAGGCGAAGGCGGGCGTGATCGTGACGCTGGAGGCTGCGGTGAGCCGCCCTTGCGCGTCGACCGTAAAGGTTCCCGACTGGGTCGCGGATCCATATGCGCCGGCGGTCACGGCGGTGTTGGCGAGCGCAATCGTGCGATCGGCCGAGAGGTTGCCTCCGCCCGTCAGCCCCGTCCCAGTTGCCACCAAGCGGATCGCCGGAACGGCGCCGAGGTTGCTGATGGCTGTCGGTGCGTCGGTCGCGCCCGTTCCGCCCTTGGAGATCGGCACCACCGGCAGGTCAGCCGCCACCAGAAAGCGGAAAGATGGCGCAACGGTGGACACGCCAGAGGCGGGCCCAGCGAACACCTGATTGGGAGGCTGAAGGGCGAAGGTGGCGGTTAGGGTGCCGGTGGTGGTCACCGGCGTGCCGGAAACCGCGAACACATCGCTCGGCATCGACAGGCCGACGGACTGCACAGTGCCGCCGGCTGTGATGTCGTGGAAGCCCTTCGTGCCGCTGGCGTTGGTGCCGTAGTACTTCGACGCGCCAGGCGTCGCCTGATCGCCGGAAAGGGACAGCGTGAGGTTCGTGTCGAGACGCCCACCGCCGATCAGCGAGCCCGCCGTGTCGACGCGCTGGTCAGTGTTGACGCCGTCAGTGATGCCGTAGCCCGCAAGGGTGGTGGGCTTGCTGCCGACGTTGTCGAAGGTGAGCGGCACCTGCGAAGCCGCGTCCACGCGGCCGTACTGGTCGACCGAGATCACCGGAATGAAGGACGCGCCGCCCCAGATGCCGGCCGAGAAGTAGGGCGCGAGCGAGATCGTGCGGTTGGCCGAGAGGTCGCCGCCGCCCACCAGGCCGCCGCCCGTGTCGATCCGGCGCGTGACCGGCACGGCGGTTGCCGCGGTCGTGCTCGCCAGGCTGGCCTGCTTCGTGACGCCGCCCTGCACCAGGATGACCGTATCCTGGGGCGTCGGGTTCTCGGCCAGCGGGAGCTGCGTGATGCGGGTGGGGATGAGGTTCGACGGGACGGTCATGGAATGAGATAGCCCTCGCCGTCTTCGGTGGTGATGAAGTCGTCCCCGTCTTGCGAGATGAGGCCTGCCGGGGTGGTCGCGATCGAGACATCCGGCCGCACGAACGGCAGCACGATGCGATCAGGCTGACGCGCCGGCAGGCGGTACGGGTCGAGCACGTCGAGATCCGCCTTGCAGACCCGCAGACCTGGGGCGTTCGGATCTGAGTAGAGGTCGTCGAGCGACATCTTCCGCGAGCACCGGGCGCAGATCCCGATGCCCAGCGTCGATCGCCCGCGGGTGTCGAGGAAGACGCTCATCGGGTGTACGGCCGCAGGTTCGGGGCGATCTTCATCGGCGAGCTGTCGCGCTCCTCGAAGAAGCAGGTCGCCAGCGCCTCGTCCGCCAAGCCCTTCAGCGTGCCGATCATGCTCGCCTCGACCTGGGGCGTCTCGAGCGCCAGGCG